CATAATTGTGATATATTAAATGGTGGAATGTTAGTACAATTATCAAAGTTATATAACATAACACATGTTGTTAATTTTGCTGCTGAGACACATGTAGATAATTCTATAAATGATTATAAAGAATTTATTTCTACTAATGTCCTTGGAACTATCCATTTGATGGAATTTACAATGAAGCATCTTTATAATCTTGAAAAGTTCATTCATATTTCAACTGATGAGGTGTATGGTAGTTTGGAATTGGATGAAGATAGAGCATTTACTGAAACATCCCATTATGAAACCAACAGTCCATACTCGGCATCTAAAGCAGCTGCTGATTGTTTTGTAAGAGCATTCCATAAGACATATGGTCTTCCTACTATCATCACTAATTGCTCTAATAATTATGGACCAAATCAACATAAAGAGAAGTTCATTCCAACTATTATTAATAGTATTAAAAATGATAAAAAGATTCCTGTTTATGGTGATGGATTAAACATTAGAGATTGGTTGTATGTTGATGATCATTGTGATGCTATCAACCTAGTGCTGGCAAAAGGTGTTGTGGGTGAAAAATACAACATTGGTGGTGGTGAAGAAGTTGCCAACATTGATTTGGTAAAGAAGATACTTAAAGCTTGCAATAAAGACGAAAGTATGATAGAATATGTAAAAGATAGAGCAGGACATGATAGACGTTATGCTATTGACTGTTCTAAGATTGAAAGAGAACTTGGTTATAAACCAAAGAATACATTAGAGCAAGGTTTAGAAAAAACTATAGGATGGTATCTAGATGGAAACAAATGAAATGATTCATGAATTGGCCACTACGGTCATTCCAAAGTATGTTAAGAACTATAATAATTATAAGGAAGGTGACTTCGTTCAGTATTCTGGTCAAATGTGGGACCATGAAGAAATGGAAGCTGCAATCGATTCATTAGTCAATGGTAAATGGGTCGTTTCTGGTGAAAAAGTAGCACAGTTCCAAAATAAGTTTAGTAAGAGATTTAATGTAAAGCATTCTCTTATGGTTAACTCCGGCAGTTCGGCAAATCTTGTCCTTATTACTGCTATGAAGAAAAAGTTCGGATGGTATGACGGAGATGAAATCATCGTTTCTCCTGTGGGATTCCCCACTACCATCTCTCCTATTGTGCAAAATGGTCTAAAACCTGTCTTTATTGACATTGAACTTGATTCTCTTAATTTTGATGTTAATAAGATTGAAGAGAAGATCACTGATAAGACAATGGCAATCTTTGTTTCACCAGTTCTCGGTAATCCTCCTGATATGGATAAGATTATTGAATTGTGTGAAAAACATGGTATTATCTTGTTGGGTGATAACTGCGATTCTCTGGGAACTCTCTGGAAAGATAAACTAATTACAGATTACTATTATGCATGGACAACATCGTTCTACCCTGCACATCATATTAGTACAGGCGAAGGTGGTATGGTTTGCTCTAATGATAAAGAGTTTATTGCTACTGCTACAAGTATTGCTTGGTGGGGTCGTGATTGTTATTGCGTTGGTAGTAATAATCTCTTGGCTTGTGGAACGTGTGGTAACCGATTTGATAAGTGGTTGGAGGACTATGATGGAATAATTGACCACAAGTACGTCTTTACTACCATTGGTTATAACCTAAAACCTCTTGATCTCCAAGGTGCTATTGGTATGGCACAGTTGAAGAAGTTTGACTTCCTAGAGTCCTCTAGACGGGATTATAAGAAAAAGATCGGTTCTTATATTGAAGATAATATAAAAGGTGTAAGAGTTATTGAGGCAACAGATGGTGCTGACCCTTCTTGGTTTGGTGTTCCAGTATACTGTGAAACACAAGAACTGAGGGAGTTTCTGGTTGAATACTTTGAAGAAAATAAAATACAAACTCGTAGTTACTTTGCTGGTAATCTACTATTACATCCTGCTTATAAACACTTGGACGATTACAAGTTGTATCCAAATGCTAACAAAGCATTGAGTAATGTGTTCTTCATTGGATGTTCTCCTTTGTATAATGATAACATTCTTTCTTATATTGAAAAGGTGTGTAGAGCATGGGACAAATAAATGTATTTGGTGGTGGTGGTTTCGTTGGGAGTCGGTATTGTGAACTGACTCCTAATGTTATTAAAAATCATAGATCGGATTATGAGATCAAATCAAATGAAGTGGTTTATTTTATTTCTACTATTGATAATTACAACGTTCATACTGATCCATATATTGACATTGATACTAATCTAACAACTTTTATAAAGGTTTTAGAATCACATAGAAAGGAGAATATCCCAGACCTAACTTTTAACTTTATTAGTTCATGGTTTGTTTATGGTTCAGTGGATCTTCCAGCAAAAGAAGATGCACATTGTGATCCAAAAGGATTCTATAGCATTACTAAACGGGCTGCTGAACAACTTCTTATTTCTTATTGTGAAACCTTTGGAATCAAATATCGTATATTAAGATTGCCTAATGTTATTGGACCACAAGATCATAAGGTATCTAAGAAGAAGAATGCTCTTCAATATATGATCAATGAAATCAAAAATAACAGACCAATTCAACTATATGATGGTGGTAGATGTTACAGAGATTACATGTATGTTGATGATGTAGTTGGTGCTATCAATACTGTCATTAAAAGTGGTGGTATAAATGAAATCTATAATATTGGAAGAGGAATTCCAGTATGGTTGGATGAAGTTATTGATTCTGTAGTACAAAGAACTGGTTCAACTTCTGCTATTGAAAACATTCCACCTGCTGAATTCCACACTAAAGTACAAGCAACCAATATGGTTTTGGACGTTAATAAGTTACATAAACTTGGATTTAATCCAAAATATACTATGAGTGACATGCTGGATATACTTTGCAAATAGTATAAATAGTTCTATGAACAACCATAGTGCGTTGTGATCACATAAGGAACTAAATGAAATCTTTCTCATATTTTCTAAAAGAAGACGTTGAAGAAGCAAAACTGAAGCACATTCACCATGCAGAGGATAGACCTCTTCTACATGGTAGTGCTGGTTTTGAACATGCTCAGAATGCGTTAAATCAAGCACACAGTCATATTAAGAGTGGTGGCCACAGTTCAGCACTTACTATGAAGTATGATGGTTCTCCATCTATTGTTTTTGGTCATCATCCAGAAACTGGTAAGTTCTTTGTTGCTTCTAAATCTGCTTTTAATAAGAACCCTAAGATAAACTATACACACGAAGATATTCTTAAAAATCATGGACATGCACCAGGATTAGTTGAGAAACTTCATTCAACACTGAACCATCTTCCTAAAGTTGCACCAAAACAGGGTGTATATCAAGGGGATATGATGTTCTCCGGTGATGATAAGAAAGAAACTAAACGTGGTGTATCATTTACTCCTAATACTATCACTTATACTGCCAGAGGCGATAAGGCAGATAAGATAAGAAAGGCAAAGATGGGTGTTGTGGTTCATACACAATATCAAGGAAAGGATTTGAACTCTATGAGAGCAGATCCACATCCTGATGTACATAACTTTGGACAACATCCAGATGTATGGCATCAATCTGCTGAGTATGATACTAAGAATGTACATTACAGTCCAGAAGATCAGAGTGAGTTTCAATCTCATATGGATCAAGCAAAGAAGATTCATGATCAAAATAAAGACATGTATAATGCCACATCTCCACACCAAGGAGATGCTAATCATTTAGCAACCTATATAAATCAGACAGTAAGAACAGGTGAAACACCTTCTGCTAAAGGTCTACAACAACACATTGTTGATAAGTATGCTAAAGCAGCAAGTAAGTTGAAAACACCTGCTACTCAGCAAAGAAGACAGAATGAAGGGCAAGCACATTCTGATCATATTGAAAATAATAAGCAACATTATGAAAACTTGTTGAGAATGCATCATCATTTACAACAAGCAAAGGATGTGTTAGTGAAGAATTTGAATCAACATGGTGGTGGATTAGAACATGACATAGATGGTAAGAAGACCGATCCAGAAGGATTTGTAGTTAATCATGCTGGCGAACCAACAAAGTTAGTCAATAGAGAAGAATTCAGTAAAGCCAACCTATTAAAAGTAAGGAAATGAAAAGTTTTTTAGAGTTAGTAGAAGAAACAAATAAGACCAGTAAACCTGTTGTCATGGCATTCGGTAGATACAATCCTCCCACCACTGGACACCTAAAACTTATCAATAAGGTAAGAGAGATATCTGACAGAGAGAAGATGCCACATTCAGTTGTTGTATCTCATTCTCAGAATGCCAGTAAGAACCCT